GGTACCGGGAAAAACATCCTTGATGAGGATACAGTCAATATCCTTGACTGGGCCGACATTGATAATGTAGATTTGATTATTCGGCCGTACAATTGGGAAGTGAACCAAAAGAAAGGCGTTAAGGCTTACTTGAAAACTATGTATGTTACCATAACAGAAGACGAGTTTGCCGATAAGTATCGCAACGTTCCCGATAGTGCGATGTCCTCACCTGATGAAGAAGTCCTTGAAGAAAATTGATCTATTTGAACATCAAAAGAAAGCTGTAAACCAGTTAAAAACCGGCTCCATCCTTTGCGGTGGGGTCGGTTCTGGTAAATCCCTTACTGCAATATTGTACTACTATACCAAAGAGTGTGGTGGAAAGTTTGATAGGTCTGTAATCGAACCAATGAAAAATCCAAAAGACCTTTACATCATAACCACAGCCAAAAAGCGAGATAGCTTAGATTGGAATCGGGAATGTGCAATATTCGCATTGTCAACAGACAGGGATTCAAGCATCAATGGTGTTCAGGTAACGGTTGACTCTTGGAATAATATCAAAAAGTACACGGAGGTACGAAATGGATTCTTCATCTTCGATGAACAGAGACTTGTCGGATCCGGAGTTTGGGTTAAGTCTTTTCTCGCAATATCGAAGGGAAATCCTTGGATACTTCTTACTGCTACTCCTGGTGATACTTGGATGGATTATGTTCCAGTATTTGTTGCAAATGGTTTTTATAAGAATCGAACACAATTTATCAGAAGGCACGTCGTATATAATAGTTTTACAAAGTTTCCGAAAATCGATAGGTTTGTTGAAGTAGGACGATTAGAAAGATTCAAACGTCACATCACTGTGACTATGGATTACGTTCGTCCAACAACAATACATCATAAAACTATAACGGTTGCGTTCGATAAATCAGAATTCAAAACCATTGCTGAAAAACGTTGGAATATATTTAAAGATAAACCAATAAAAGATGTTACTGAGTTGTTATTCACCATGCGCAAACAAGTGAATAGTCATCCTAGTAGATTCGAAGCTGTGAAAGAATTGTTAGATAAGCATAGAAAATTAATCGTCTTTTATAATTTCAATTATGAGTTGGAGATACTTAGGAAGTTCCAAGATGAGCCCGACGTCTTAGTTGCTGAATATAATGGGCATAAGCATGAACCCATTCCTGAGGGGGAGAAATGGGTTTATCTTGTACAGTATATTTCAGGTGGAGAAGGATGGAATTGTACAGAAACAAACGTTATTGTTTTCTATTCGCAGAATTATTCTTATAGAATGATGACACAGGCAGCTGGCCGCATTGATAGATTAAACACGCCGTTTGCAAATCTGTATTATTATCATCTAGTTTCACAATCGCTTGTTGATAGAGCGATAGCTAAGGCTTTAAAAAACAAAAAGAAATTCAACGAACGAACTTTTGCACTCGCGTTGAAAACAGATGGTATAATAGAAGGAGAGTGAGATTTACTTACTCTCTTTTTTTGGAGAAAGGATATTCCAATATGGCCTCAGAAAGCAAATTTCAATCAAAACTGATAAAAGAATTAGGAGAAATGTTTCCAGGAGCAGTAGTCCTTAAAAATGACCCGAATTACCTTCAGGGATTTCCAGATCTCATAGTTTTATACGGTCCTAAATGGGCCGTTTTAGAATGCAAGGATAGCAAAGATGCTCCGCATCGTCCTAATCAGGAATATTATATCAACTATGCGAATTCCGTTGGCGCATTTGGATCTTTCATTTATCCAGAAAATAAAGGAGAAGTGTTAAATGGACTTCAACGCGCACTACGACGTCGCAGGTAGACATGCTTTTCTTTCTGCTAGTAGTCCTCATTGGGTTAACTATGATTTTGAGAAACTAGAATCGGTTTATCTAAAGTCACAAGCTAACTTAAAGGGTACTCAATTGCATGACTTTGCTCGTCAATGTATAGACTTAGGTATTAAATTACCAGATAATAAAAAGTCGTTGAACCAATACGTTAACGACGCAATTGGTTATAGAATGTCACCAGAACAAGTTTTGTTTTATTCTTATAACTGTTATGGAACTGCTGACGCTATTTCTTTCAGAAATAATGGACTTAGAATACACGATTTGAAAACCGGTTATTCTCGCGTGTCCATGTTGCAGCTTGAAGTCTATGCTGCTTTATTCTGTTTAGAATATGAACATAAGCCGAATCAGATTGACATTGAGTTGAGAATTTATCAAGCTAGCAAAATTGTTATCCATGTTCCAGAGCCTCCTGTTATTAGGAGAATTATGGAAAAAATAATTATATTTGACAGAAAGATAGAGGAACTCAAACTCAAGGAGGAAGATCCATGGCAGTGAAAAAGGAAATACAACACTATGGAATTAAGCGGCGCTCTGGTCGATATCCTTGGGGCTCTGGCGATGATCCTTACCAAAGTGGTTCTGATCTTCTTGGAACCGTTGAGAAACTAAAAAAGCAGGGTTTAAGTGAAGTAGAAATAGCTCGTGGTTTAGGAATGTCCACTAAAGAATTAAGAGAAAGAAAGTCTTTAGCTCGTGCTGAGAGGCGTGCTGCTGATGCTTCATTTGCTCTTAGACTAAAAGATAAAGGATATTCTAACGTGGCTATTGGTGAACGAATGGGAATAAACGAATCTTCTGTTCGTTCTTTGCTTGATCCTGCATTAAGAGAAAGAGCTAAGATCACGGAGAATACTGCTAACGTTTTAAAGAATGCTGTTGATAATAAAGGCTTTATTGATGTTGGTGCTGGAACAGAACAACATCTTGGTATAAGTAGAACTAAATTAAACACAGCAGTAAGAGCCCTTGAAGATGAGGGATACGAAGTTTATTATACACAAGTTAAACAATTGGGTACTGATAAATATACCTCAATAAAAGTGTTAGCTCCTCCTGGAACACCGTATTCTGAACTTGCTAAAAATCAAGATCAAATAAAATTGGTCGATGATTATACTGTTGATGGTGGTAGAACCTATCTTGGATTACAACCAATAACTTCTATTGGTAGTGATCGGATCTTTATTCGTTATGGAGATCAAGGCGGTTCCGATAAAGATGGTTTAATTGAACTTCGTCCTGGTGTTGATGACATCTCTTTAGGTGAAGCATCTTATGCCCAGGTTCGTGTGGCTGTTGATGGTAAAATGTACATGAAAGGTATGGCTATGTATTCCAGAGACATACCCGATGGTTTTGATGTTGCCTACAACACCAATAAACTAACTGGAACACCTAACGATAAAGTTTACAAAATGATGGAAGATGATCCAGACAATCCGTTCGGTTCTACAATAAGACAAAGAGTTTATGTTGATGCTGATGGTAATACTCGTGTGTCAGCATTAAATATAGTGGGATCTAAAGAGGGTGCAGGAGAAGAAGGATCCTGGGATAATTGGTCTAGAAATTTATCTTCCCAGGTACTTTCTAAACAAACTACTGCCCTTGCACAAAAACAATTGGACTTAGCTTTTCAATTAAAGAAAGATGAGTTCGATGAAATCATGTCTTTAACTAATCCCACTGTTCAAAAGAAACTACTAGCAACCTTCGCAGATGAGGCAGATGCAGCAGCTGCACATCTTAAAGCTGCTGCTCTACCTCGTCAAGCATCTCAGGTTTTGCTACCTTTTAAATCAATAAAAGAAGGGGAAGTTTATGCGCCAAATTATGAGAATGGTGAGAATGTAGTGTTGATACGTCACCCGCATGGTGGTATCTTTGAGATTCCAGAACTCATAGTGAACAACCGAAACGCAGAAGCTAGAAGTTTAATTGGTTCGGCGAAGGATGCTGTTGGTATCAATCCTAAAGTTGCAGCTAGATTATCTGGTGCAGACTTTGATGGTGACGCAGTAATAGTAATTCCTAATAAGAATCGTCTTATTAAAACTGACCCTGCTTTGAAGGAACTAAAAGGATTTGATCCTATAACCGCTTACCCTAATCATACTGGTATGAAAAGGATGACCAATGATCTTAAACAGTTAAAGATGGGTGATGTTTCCAATCTGATCACTGACATGACAATCAAAGGGGCTAGGCATGATGAAATAGCACGTGCCGTAAAGCATTCGATGGTTGTCATTGATGCTGAGAAACATAACTTAGATTGGAGAACATCCTACAAAGATCAAGGTATTGCCCAGTTAAAAGAGAAGTATCAAGGTAAAAGCACCGCTGGTGCGTCAACTATAATCTCTAGGGCTAAGGCTACTATAAGAGTCCCCCTCAGAAAAGAAGGGAAGTATGTAGTAGATCCTAAGACAGGAAAGAAGAAGCGTCTCTACATTGATCCTAAGACAGGAAAGAAACTGTATGAAGATACAGGTGAGACCTACATTGATAAGAAAGGACGAGTACAACCAAGACTTACTAAGTCTACACGTATGGCAGAAGTATCTGATGCCCATCAACTATCATCTGGTACGAGAATGGAAAGGCTCTATGCTGATCATGCCAATAAGTTAAAGAACTTAGCTAACACAGCTAGATTACAAACCACTAAGATCAATGACATTCCATACTCACCCTCGGCTAAGAGGACCTT